CTCGGATAGACCGAGCGTGCGCCGTAGCTGTGCGAGGTCCATCCTCGTCTCCTGATCATGATTTTGGGAATGTAGGGTTGTCACCCCGAAATTTGGGCGATTTGTGAGACTAACCGCCTCAATCCATTTAACGGTGCCGTCTGGCGTGCTGCCTATAGCGGGAGAAATGCCGCGATAGGCGTGATCGGCCATCAGTTCCGCTCCGCGCTTGGTCCAGTCAACGCGGCCCCAGATGCCGTCCTGGCGCGATGCCAGTTCAACAACCCAGCCCATGGCAGGCGTGGACTCTCCCTTAGGTCCGGCAACGTGCGTGCTGTGGTTTTCGTCCACAACAAGCTTGCCGCCAGCCATGTGCATGGAGCGCTTAATAACGCCTGCGGGATCTTTGAGCACAAACGGCCCGCGACCATCTTTGCCGCCGAACGTGCCAGCAGGCGTCAGATGTATCCACTCGGGCGGTTTGTTGTCAGAACCGTCTGGCAGTGTCATGTGAATTGAGGTTACAGTCGGCATGCCCCTGTTGTGGCGCAGATGCCGCTACAGTTTCAGTGTCCCGCACTGTCCACGCATCCCCGGAAACAGGATGCCGCAAATTTTCCCTCTGGTGCGAATTTCACCCGAACACGGGCAATCGGAGCAAACGCTTGCCGAAATCGCCTACAGACCCCTTTTAGAGCCTTTTAGAACCCTTTTAAGGACGTGTCTGCACCCGTAGCGTCACCCTTGCACAGCGCGAGCCAAATAATCGCCCAGCTCTTCAATCAGGAACGTCCGGTCTTCGTCAGTGAACCCAAGATACGGACGTGCAGGAATTTCCACGCTATCAAAGTGCCAAAGCTTCCCACCCATGTGGAACGAGAGCCACCGCTTGGTCTTTGGTTGGATAATCCCGCCCAGTTGGTGAATGCGGGAATAGATCTTGTTCGACCCCCATACAAGTGTGTGGCCTTCCACGGCAGACGTAATGCTTCCGGCCAAGCCACTACCCATACCACCGCGCCCCAGCAGAATTCCGTTACCCTCCTTTGTGCTGGCATAAATGGGGTTAAGTGGGGCGTAGCTGTCCCATCGCTTGCCGTGCGGGTCCACACCAGCTTCCATCCGCCACTTGGTATGACGCACTATACCGGTACCCAGCGCGCTGAGAACTCTACTTGGATCGCGGCCAATCTCGGCAACACGGCCCAAGGCGTCGCGTATCTGCTGTGTTGACCCATGAACTGTGATGCCGCCCATTTTCCTCGCCTCGCAATTTTGACTGTGTTAAACGGGATGATGACGCACAGTGACACGGTGACAATCTACCTGCCGTAACACGTCGCAATGCCCTCCCGTGCAGGGAGGATCACATATACGACGGAGTGCGATGCGGGGGTGTGGTAGGCCCCGCCTGTGCGTCATTTTTCCCTTTGGCCTGTATTGTCTTCTGCGCCAAGGCTGGGCAGCTCACCCCACAACGCACCACGTTTGTTAATCAGAGTTTCTGCCCGTTCGCGGGAGAATTTCAACAATGATCCCAAGAATAGGCTCGTACCGTCTTTTGTGCGCTTGATTGCCACACGATAGTACTGGCCAGCCCTATGCGATATCACGACAATACTGGTTGGCTTGGTGTCAGGAACAATAGCCACCGGATCAGAAATGATGACAGGCAGTCGTAAATAATCCACCGGCTCCAGCTCGGGGTGAGCGGCCAAATTCTTGCTTAATGTGTCACCGGAAAGCAGGGCGCTGTCTGTTTTGACGTCGAGGGCTTCCTTTACCGCTTCTGGAACCGTTCCTGCTTCCACAATACCGGATCTAGCACTTAGCATGGCCTGTATCTGCTGCTTCTGAATTTCCTCACGACGTGCCGGAACTCTGTCATCGCCTGCTGGTATGATTGGGGTCAGACTTGTTGCCGCTCTATGCGCCTCAGCCTGCGCCCAATCTCTACCAGGATTGCTTTGAAATCCGGGATCAATACCGTCTGGCACCATCACGATTTTACCCGTCGCCGGGTTGCGCCACGGTTTTTCATTCAGTGGCGGGGCTTCGCTTACGGTCCAGTTGTAGCGTTTCAGATCCCGTCGTGACACAGGCTCAACCGTGCAATGACAGCGCCAGCCATTGGGCGGGTAATGCGTGCTCCACCAAGGGTCATCGGCGCGCAGTATCATACCATCCCATGCAACATGTTGAGGACGAGGATGAGCGCAGGCATGGTGCCGATAGCGCCAGTACGGAAAGATATCCAGCGCCTCTGGCGTGGTCATTTGCTTATATCGGCCCGCCGCATACGCACTGGACAGGTTTGTTTCGTAAATAATCGCAGAACGCCATCCCGGCGTTCCGTTATATGCCCAGCCATGCCGGGCTACGATTGCATCAAAATCCTTGCGGAATTCTGCAAGTGTTGTGCCTTTAACAAGAGCCTTGTTAATAGCCACACGAAAGTCATCTAAAAGAGCTTTTGAGGTTGCTCCGGCAACTGCAAACTGCGTCCCGTGTGCGTGAGCCTCTAACTCGCCCCACCGCTTTGTTGGCATATTCAACTTCTGACGGAAGAAGCTGATTGCATCAGAGGGAGCCAGCCCGACACCCCGGATGGTTTCATCCACCATGGCGCAACTGCTCAAGCGCATCGGCCTCGCCAGCCATTTCCATGACCAGAACAGCGGATGTCATGGCCTGAGCAAATGCCTCATCGTCCAGGTCCAATGAACTGATGCGCTTCTCGAAATCCTGCAGGGACGTTGATGCCTCCAGTTCCTCACGCACCTGATCTTCCATGCGCCGCAGGGCACCATCAGCACGGCGCGCAGTGCTTTGCGTCATCATGTCAATCAACAACGGGCCGTTGTCCTGGACATGGAGGCTCAATAACCGACCCAAGCGGGCATGCGTGCTAGTCTGTATCTGCTGTTCCTGATCATCCGCCTGGGCGTCATGCACCGTTGGTGCGGGGTCACGGCTGGGCAGCTGCTTGGGCGGCTTCACCTGGGCAGCCTGATCCTTGGCCGCTTGCGGCACCTGAGGCTGGGCGATCATGCCGACAACGACATCTCCCTTTTCAGGTGGCTCCATGTTCAAACGGCTCAGAATGTCGCCTTGCTTAACCTTCAGCCCTTGTGGGCCAAGTTTCTCAACCGCTGCGATAACTTCAGACAACGGCGCTTCGTCTGGGCGGCCAATTCTCGCGACAGGATATTTACCGTCTACAGGCGCACCAAAGCTCATGTCGATCATCCAGCGGATCAACTGGTCATTGACTGTGTGCGCACACAACATTGCATCAGACCGCTCTATGTCGTCCTGAACCTGCTTATGCACAACTGCAGCAGCATGTGTGCCCTGTCGTGCGTCTGTCGTGCCAGTGTTGCCCAGGACGGCCTTGCTCGTCTGTTCATCAAGCCACTTGCATCGGTCTTCATGAACACTGTTCGAGCCTGCGCCATTTTTGGGCTCAATGAATTCCATGTTCATGCTCTCAGGAATCATGATACCGAGCTGACCGGCACTGCTAACAATCGCCCGCCAGAGTGTGGCACGGTCATCATCAGTGCTATCTCGACCAAACTTACCAACCCTGATGGGGATACCGAACGCTTGAACGAACAGGCCCCAATCGCGGTTTGAAAACAGTTTGAAAAGACTGTTAAACGCAATTGCCCGCGTAAGACCCTGCTCAATTGTCAGGCCCGACCAGGATGAGTGCCGATGGATCATAGCGCTCCGTGGCTCAACCTCCTTAAACCCCATTTCAGATATGGCCCCTGACAAAGCAGGTGTCACTTCAGATCCGGCATCGTCGCGCATCATGATGGTTTCGCCGTCCTGATAGGACACGTCGAACCACCGCTGAGGTCGCCAGATCAGTTTTTCGGGCCAGTAATTTCCGCGCTCCAGATGCCACTCAATCGCTAGAACAGAAAACCCCTTGGCAATTGCATCCAACATATCGAATAGGCTGCGCTGAAGGATGCCTTTGGCAATCCAGTCCCGCACAAATTCAGCTTGCCGTTTCTGTTCTGGCGATGACCCGGCATCCTCAACCGTAATTGGCAACTGGCTGACGGTGCGCTTGCGGGTGCTGAGCACGCCAAGATAATGCAGGTCTTTCTGCTCAATCAGTTCGCAAAATTCATGCCATGACTGAGAATTGCCCTGCTTGGCAGATCGCAGCATCTCACCAACAGACGCCGGGTCCACCCACTCCATGGACAGGGCACTGATGGCAGAGCGCGAACCCGTCAGGTTTGCGCCGCCGACAGGCTGCTTCTGCAGCATCCATGCGGGAAAGGGTTTGCCTGTTACCGGGTCAATCAGTGACATGATTATTTTCCTGAAGCCTGGCAGGCGCGAACCTGGTCGCGCAAACCAACATAATCCCGAACGACCCGATGCGTCGCGATCGCCTGCGGTGTTGCCGCCAGTTCCTGTGACAACTGCGCCTGGTCATTCAGCGAATACGCCACAAGGGTCGGACAGACAGTTTTGTAACGGACGCTCTGGCAGCCACTCAGCAACGGGGCCACTAAGGCAATTGCAGCAAGCAGCATCAGAAGCCGCATGGAGCGCGGGATGATCATAGCGTGCCCGCCTTCAGACGTGCCTGAAGCGCAGCATCATCGGCTGGCGTTGCTGCTTGTGCAGCAGCCATGCGCTGCGTAACGTCAACAACCAGATCATCTTCCTGTTTTTCTTCTGTGCTGTCGGCTTCGGCTTGTTTCTTCTGACTAGCTTGCCACACCGCCCAAATGATCCATGAAGAACCAGCAAAAATAAATGCCACCAGAATGGTAAGGCAGATCCACTGCACATCGGTCATAACCGTACACTCCCACGCAAGCCGGATGCATCGCGCATGCCGGACCGCTCCATCATCAATTCACGTTCAATGGGCCATTCACCACGGACATTCGGATCAGTGTTCGCACGCAGAGGGTTAGGGACTGCCGTGAAGGAATATTCAGTCGTGTCGGCACGGCTGGCGGCATTGGCCATAGCCAGCGCCACAGCGGCATCCCCATGGCGCTTTCCAGATTTGTCGGTGGTGCGGGCGTCAGGAATGCGGGCTACCCCACGCACAATTTTCAAAGCACGCAAATCGTCCTGAATGTCCCGATCTGCAGGAATATCAATCGTGCCATCCTCAAAGGATGCTTTAAGGGGCGGCATATTGTCCCGATACCACCCCTCAGAAAGCATGACTGCCTCAACCCGGCTGCCATATTTCTGCACGGCTACTTCCGCAAGATACTGACCGTTGCCTCGTGCATCCATTTTTGCCGCACGGAAACGTGGCAGGCGATCAATGATGTAAAACAGGATCTGCCGCTGCTGCTCGAACGGCACATTCCGCAGCTCCACCACAAAAGGTGTGGTGCGCTTCAAGCTTTGCAGAATAGCCAGTATCCACAAGACTGTCAGATCGCCACTGCGTCCAAAATCTTCGCCCAGAGCATGGGGCACACGGACATCAAGCCCATTCAGAAGTGGCTTGAGTTCCTCCTCACAAAACATCTCAACTTCAGCTTCGCGCACATATTGCGGTAAAAGCGCAAACTCTGCAGTGCAGGAATACCGGATAACTCTTGCCTCAGGCGTCTGCCGGGCTTCAATCAGAGATAGAGGCAGATAAGCCCCGGTCGTGGGAGACGGAATGCAGAACAACTCTTCATCAGCACCGTCTCCATACTGGCGGATGATTTTCTCCCGCCATTCTGCTTCTGCCGCCTGTGACCAGTCCTTTTTCTGCCGGGCGCAGATGGTTTTATACAGACCCTGCGCCAAGGCATCATCGAAGGTGATGCGCATTAGGCCATAATCAGGGTGCTTCCCCGCACGGATCTCCGTGACCAACTCATTAAAAGGATTAGCGTCACCGTTGTGACTGGACACAATCACAATTCGTCCGCCCCAGATCAGCAGCGCAAATGCTGCCTTCAGAACGGCGGCCAGATCATCAATGAAAGCGGCCTCGTCAATGATCACCAAACCTTGCTTGGAACGAAAAGCACGAGCAACAGAAGGCAGACCCAAGACCTCATAGCGTGAGGCGAAATCGAGCCGAAAAATCTTCAGATCCTTGTCAGGATTTTCTGGGTCAATGAAGAGTGTCTCACCCAGTTCTGAAACCGGCATTTCTAGAATTTTGGCATGGTCCGCCGTGTCCGAGACAAACTGGCGGGTCATGTCCTTTTCAAAGCCCATGTAGAACACGTCCATACCGCCCGCGTCACGTGCGCAGGAGGCCACGTACGCTGCCAGCCAACTGATCCCCCACGACAGACCAATCCGGCGCGATTTCTCAATCACCGTCACATCGTGACGCATGATCATCTCGTTTGCCTCACGCTGGTACGGCAGCAGAGGCCATTGTTCGTGATCTGCGGTATTCTTGCTCATGAAATCCCCAGAACTTTCTGCCTGATTTCCGCAGCAACGTCCTTGCTCAGACCTTGCTTTTTCATAGCGTCGCCAAGCTTTTCTTCAGTCTCTTTGCGCATCTTCGCCTGGACTTCTCGCTCGACTTCCTCCCGAACCTGCTTCCGGTATTCGATATCCGTCTTGGCACTGCTCGACAGGCTGGAAAGGGCACGTGAAATCTGCTCAATGGTCTTAGGATTTTTGAACAGCTCTTTCATGGCCTCATCATCGCCATCCAGAGCACTCAGCAGATCGAAAATGGCCGTGTGCATCAGGCTATGGTTCAGGCGGGCAAGTTTGTCCGGTGGAGCATCAACGTCACTCCGCACAACAGCGTCAGCCATAACCTTGGAGCGACGCAGCCGCTCCATTACCTGGTCTTCTCTTTTGATATGCCGCCCAACAGAAGACCGGCTGATGTCGACAAATCCTTTGTCAATCAGCCATTCGAGAATTTCATCAATCGTCTGGCCAGCTTCACGCAGCCGCGTAATACCTTCCCGCACGTTCGGAGGAAGGCGCATGATATGGGAAGGGCGCGACATAGCTTAGCCTACTGTCCGGTGCGCAACACCACTGATGCGCAGATGCCCCTGAGCAGCCATCAAGCCGTCATCAGTCAGCTTCACAAGCCAAAATTCACTACCGGGCTTTTCAACCTTTTCGATACGGACGCAGCCATGCTGCTGAAGCAATTCCAGATCCGCACGCAGAATGGTGCGGTCAGTATCACGTCCCATATCGCATACAACGCGAAGGATCAGATCTTCACCAAGAAGCCCATCACGCATCTGCGCCAGAGCATCCAGAACCTTACGCCGCCGATCAGCAGCAATTTCAATCGCAGGGCTCATACAAAAACACTCCCAAATTTATGACCAAGAAGAGAAATAAATCGCTGAATTGACTGGTTCATTGCGGCCACCAGGTTATCAAAATCCTCAACCCGTAGATCACTCCGCGCGCCACTACGTTTTTTGAACGGCCCAACAGGGCGGCTACGAAAAGTCGAGCGCTTCTTGCGTTTTTTCATGATTTATCCGCCATGTGCCCACGAATGATCGTATGCAGAAGTTCGTTATTATTCTTGCCGTCGCGCTGCACCAGTTCGAGCGTATGCCGAACCTGTTCCAGTGTTGCGGATTGCGCACGAACTTCGGAAAGCGAGGACTCAAGCGCCACAACACGAGCAGTCAACCGGCTATGGTTTCCCAGAAGGGTCGGGTAACGACCTAGGAGAAACAATGCCGCAGCGCCGCCCAACGCACTGATTACGGTCAGCCCATGCAACACGCTCTCCCAGGTCATTCGCTTAGCCTACCTTTGTATCGGTAGAGGCCGCCGGAACAGCGGCGTCGCTGACAACCGGTACAAAGATGCCAGCCAGATCAGCGATAGCGGCTTTGACGTGTGTCACCACAACGTCCTGCTTTGGCACGGCAATGCCCAGATCGCGCAGCAGGCCAATGGTCCCGTCAATCGCTTCCTGTGCAACAGGATTGCTGGACTCCCAGCTTTTGAACGCGGTCTGAAGGTGATCAACACCGTCATCCACTTTGGTCACAGCGGCTTTGACCGCAGTCTGGGCTGCTGTGTTGTAAGCGGCCATCTTGTCGCCCAGTGCAGCTGAGCCAAGATTGCCCAGCAGACCAAACAGAGACGGCAGGAAGCTTGCAAGTTTCATGCTTGTTTTTCCGTATGGGTTTGCAACGCTTGCAAACCCGGTGCGGCGCTGCGTCTGCGCCGTTCAGATTACAAACCGCACGCGCCCGCCCGGTCCGTTCAGATCAAATGGACAAGCATGTCCACTTGATTTTAGGTGACGGCAGTCGCGCTTTGCGCCGCTATAAGCTGGTGTGCGCAGGCTACCCGCGCTTCCAGGCGGTTTAGCCAACCCTCTCCAAAAACAGAAAATTTCTTAAAACTGCGGTATGCAGCCTCTTGTTGGGAGGCGAGTGCATAAACAAGCATGACATCGTGCGCCTGCTGTTCGGCGGCAGCACGCAATGTCAGGGGGCCAATATGGGCGTCAGGGGAAACACCCAGCCACGTCTGGAACTGCTCGGCATAATCACGGGAAAGGAATGGCGCGATGCAGTGGAGCGCAGCATTCTCAATCGCAAACAGGGTATTCGGCCCCACAACCCCATCAACAGACCGAACACCGGTGACAGTCTGCAAGTGCTTAACTGCCCGTTCAGGGGTTGAATTAAACCCAAAATCGAACAGCATCACGTCAACGCCTGCGGGAAGATCACCGCAGCGCATCTCCTGCCAGAACCGTTGCGTGGCAATGTCTCGCGCCTGCCCCATGGTGATACGCCGCATGATTGCCGGGGTCACAGCTGAAACAGAACCCATCACAAAAGCCATCAGGGCAGCAGATATACCGTATTTTGTCCCGGCCAGATTGCCGCGCCCTACGCGACCACCGCTCCAGTTGCCGTCGTCTGAGCGGATGCACTGATAACCGCCTTCGGCAGCCATCGTGAAATCCAATGATTGTGAGAGGTTGTTTCGCATAACCTGCACAGTATGATTGTGCAGGGCTTCTATTCAGTGTCTCAGGCTGTACACGTCAGCCAAACATATCCAGTTGCCCAGGGTTTACGGGCCGTATTCGCGGGCGCTCAACCGCGTCATTCTGCAGCAGGCAACTCACACGCCCCCAAGTCAGGCCGGTCCTTGCCGCAATATCATTATTGTTAAAACCGCGTTTTGCCAACATTGCCACACGCCAGTTGCGTGCCATTGGCACCTGATACTGCTCACCACCACGATACCGGCATACAGCGGTTGCAACGTCAGAGCCGTGCATTTCCTCTAAGACAGATCCGTTAGCCTGGTTGGGAATGTATAGGCGCTTTCCTGCATTTGCTTCGACAAACTCCAGCGCCGCATCTTCCCCGACAGCATCAACAAGCCACGAGATTGAGGAGGGAGCCTGCACGGATCATGCCTTTCAGTTTTCTGGTATTAAAACGCGCTTAAACGGATCTTAGAATTTAATAGAGCCGCATGGCTGATGTACTCTACAGTTTTTCGACCTCAGTATCTAGCGCATAAAAAAAGGAGCCAGTAGCTCCTTTGTGGTGGATTATCCGCTGGCATTACTACTTGCAAAGCAATGCGTAACTGTCACTCATCTAAATTTAAGCCAGTCTTCAATCTAAACAGTTCATAAAACGCAGGGTGCATCGCACGAGAACCTGCCTCCCAACGTGCCCAGGCGAGCTTCTGAACATAAAGTAAGTTAGCAGCAGCTTGTTGCGTCAAACCAGCTGCATTGCGTGCATCCTTAATCTGCTGCGGAGTGGGCTCAATCATGCGGAAGCATCTTCTATAGCCAGAGCCGCGGCAATTTCTTCCGCCGTGATCTCTTGATACGCTCTGTAACTATTGGGAACCCGGACTAGATCAGCTTCCCGCCCAAACATATCAATCATCCAAGCAGCACCTTGTTCATCAGTCACTTGAACGCCCCGATACCCCAAGGATCTTGCTGCTTTTGCTGTATAAGTCTGCATTTCCCACGCCGCTTCGGCCAGATCCTCAGCCTCGCTTTCAACATCGTAAATGCTTTCGCTTTCATCTAGCAGATTGCAAGCCGTGTCTTCATCGACACCGTATCGGCTCATTACTGTAGAAATGATGTCAGAAATTTCTTTAGGCTCATGCAGGTAAAACATACGAGATGCTTCAAGAATTTCTTCTTCTTCAATTTCAATCTTGTATGTGTAGTGCTTGCGGGAGGCCACAGATCCTGCAAGATACTTGGAAGCGGAGAAGAACAGGAAAGTATCAAACGTCCCGTCTTTATGGATTTTTTTGATTACTTCGTCGCTTGTGTGAATCAGTTCCATGATCGCCTCCAGTGTGTATGGCTTCTTATAATATCCAATGGATAACACGTAAAGAGAAAATCTTAAAAAAAAGGGAGCCTTTTAGCACCCCCGGTTAAAAAAACATATCGTCTCGTTTATCATCAGGCGGTGATCTGCTGGCCCACCACATCATACCGAGCAAATAGGCGTAAAAACCTGACGCAATCATGATGGAGTTCATCCCGCATCGATCTGCTTGGTCTCGCCTAAACCCGTCGCTGTAGCAGATCCTGACACGCCATGATCAAGCTTTGCTTGGCGGCCAGCCCGCCATCCCGCGTTTGATGCATCACTTTGTCCCGAGCACTGCTTTGACTGACGGAGCTTCTGCTCACTGTTAGATGGGTAGTGCTTTTCCTTGAACTTTTCTATCAATGCTTTTTCTCGGCTTGAAAGCTTCATTGCCTGAATGCGGCTATTCACTCCCATGATCCATCCCTCACAGAACGCATCAGCTTTGGCTGTCCTGTTTTTTGGCAATGTCCGTTTCGAGAGGGAGCGGATGAAGTCACGACGCTGCTTGCGCAACTGTCGGGCCAGAACGTCATACATATAGGCTGCAATCTCACAACGGACAGCAGAACCTACAAACACAACCTGCTTGCGGCCAATGAGCGCCTTGCATCCCATAGCCAACGTTATGACAGTCAACAGCCAGCCCATGTATTCAGGGGGCGTTGCTGCGGATGAAAGCACACTGTCAGTCAGAGCCTCACCAATATCCAGAAGATCTATGTCATCCTGGCAGAACCCGTTATCCGCCATGAACTGCTGGGCCTTTTCAAGCGCCAGAGCGGCTTCATGTGGGTTTGGTGACTTTGATAAAGCCAGCAGCTTTTTCAGCTTTTCAATCAGCTTTTTATCCATGGGAAACGGTGCCTTTCTCAAGGCGAATTTTCCACGCTTTCAGCCCTTCTATCACTTTCCGTGCACTCGGCTCATCAAGAAACTCTGGTGCACTCACACCCGTCATACGCTCTACATAAGACCGCAGTGCTTCACGCGGGCCGCCGGTACGCAGCATCGGGGCCATATCGCCCCAAATGGCATAAACTTTGCGCACCCATGGCTTGCCCGCAGGCTTTTTTGCACGAAATCCAAGGCGCTTCATTTCAACCAAAACATCGTGCAACTGCCCAATACTGCAATCAGACGATGAGTTCTTTTTCACGACACGCTGGAGAAGGGCGCGGTAGTCTGCGTCCTCCAGCTTTAACTCTTTGCGGGCAACATGCAGCTTGCGCACCAGCACAGCACGGCCTGCAACCGCTTCTTTCGTAAGAGTGCTCATTCCGCCACCTCAGAAGAAATAAAGCTGTCAATGTAAGTATCAATGGAGGAACTGGTTATGCCGCCGGGAACACAACCGCCTTTCTCTTCAACGTGCTCGATAATGGCATCGATAATGGCAAAGGCCATTCTGCGTTTTACCCACTCCCAACGTGCTGCCTCTTTCTCCAAAATTGTTACACGCGCTTGTGCTGCCTCAGCATCCGCACGCGCATGTAGCAGCTGTTCCCCGAGTTCACGTTCTGAAAACACAGCGATGTCGGTCATTGTCCGCCCCCAATTTCTGAAAAATTCATAGCAACACGCGAGTAATCATGTGGCTCATCTGCACGATAAAACAGAATGTTACGGCGTGACCGCACGGTGCGGATGCTGGATTCAATAGCTCGTACCGCCAACGGCCACTTGGGGTGCGGGATCTGCGCCTTTTTGGCCAGCTTCAAACTGGCCGTGCTGAATGACCCAACGCCATCATCCATCTGCAGAATGCTGCGCAACAGGCTGTCAGCCCAAGGCGGCATGTCCTCTTTCATATCATCCAGTATTTCACGGACGAGACTTTGTGCCGCAATAATACTGCCGTCTGACTTCTGCGTGCGGTAAACTTCGACCTTTACCTTCATCTTGCATGGAATATCTTCAATCTGGGCTCGCCCGCTTTTGCCGACTTTTTGAGCCCCGTAGAGTTCCCGCATGGCGTCTTCATATTCCTCAAGAATATCGAACATCTTTTGCTTGAACTCTACAGACAGGGCGCTATATGCCTCCGCCTCTTCAATCATGCGGCGGGCCGTGTCATGTTGAAGCAGGGCTGCATTTCCAAACACTTTTCTGGGCTGCTTTTCGCCCAGAACATTTTCCACCATGCCTTCGCGATTAATTTCCATTGTCAGTCCCTCAATGTTTTGTGGATGAACGTGCAGCATGCATTTGTTGGTGTTGCGCGTTCTGCCCCCCTCGCAACACTAACGCGAGATAGAGAGCCAAAATGCTCAAGTCCTCGGCCTGATCGGCAAGCGCCTGCCAATCAGGCAGCTTCCCTGATTTCGCAATGCGTAAATTCAGGCGGTCTGCTTTATGCTTCAGCTGCTTTGCCGCATCTTTAACCACGGGCTGCTCTTTAGCTAGAAAATCCAGAAGACCCCGCTCAAGGCCGTCAAGAAGAGCCGAAAGATCAACTGTCATAGTGAAGCCCATTATACGTCCCTTCTGTTCATTGCTGAGTAATATGAAATCAGCTCTGGCGAGATCCCAGTCAGACTGACACGCAGTTTTTCCAAGCGCTCATACGCCAATTGATCGCTCATGCGGTCATGCATGCCAGGCACAGCGTAATGCTGGCCGTTCCATGCACGCTGCTTAAGAGCCGCCCGTATTGCATTGCGTGTACCGCAGCACAGAGGCAGAGCACCGTCTGGAAACCCCACACCAGAACGCCACTCAATGCGGCCAGAACGTTCAACCCATGCCGTCATGAGTGCGTCTTTTGGAATGCGGGCACTCATGCCCGCACCTCTACAAATTCAGCATCAATAATGACTGGGCCAAATTGATGCCCCACACCGTCCAGAAGTGTTAGAGCGCCCTCCAAACGTGCCGCTTGCTGCTCCATCCATTCACAGAGTGAGAGGTTGTCATCTGCATCGTTTGGGCCAGTAGCGCGGGACAAACGTGCTGTTTCACGCAAGCTCCGAGCTGTCGCAATAATTTCTTTTGCTGCATGAGACATTAGCTGCACTCCATCACGGCCAGTATTTCTGCCGCAGTTGTGCCCACAGGATAGCTATCAAAAAAATCGGCAATGACATCACGGCGGCTATGAGACGTGCGCAGAAAATATACGCCCGCACGCACAGTTTTTGCCAAATTTCCAGCACTCACATCTGGCGCAAGTGACCGCAAGAGTGAGCGGATATCATTTAACAATGGGTCAAAACGATCCGGCGTGTCGAAACATGTGTTCTGCACAATTTCAGCCAAAATGTCGGATGGATTTGGCATTTCCAGAGTAGACATTATGCAGCCTCCAGCTCTTCAGGTGAGAGTATCGTTTCAAACCAGCCCAGAAAAACGCCTCTACGCGCACTGGCATTTCTGCTCAGCATGGTGTCGGTAATGACTAAACGGGGACCGTTGCTCGCTGGCTCAAACAGGTGCGCGAATACCGCACCTAACACGCCAGATGCGCCCCACTGGTTCCAGCGCCTACGCAGCGCCATCTCCCCGCCGAAAACAGCAGGTGCCTGCTGCCACATGAGATTTTCACGCAGCACCATCACGATGCCGCTCAGGATTGCCCGGTCGTCCAGGCGGGGCTTTCCATGTGACCTCGGGAACCACTCCGATACAGCCTGCATCTGATCGTCTGTCAGCCAGATTGGTTCTAGCTGTAGGCGCGTTTCAGCAGCACGCTGGGGCATTTCCTTCTGCATTGGCACCGCATTTTTCCCAACTACGGTCAGCACATAGCCTGTAGCACTGGCGGCAATCAGACCACGCGCCAACAGCGCATCCCGGATGAGGTTGGGGCCGTCAATCGTCAGGCCTGCGCCGGGCGTTATTGACCACGCCAAGCGTCGAAACCCATCACGGAACACAGCAGAACCATGCTCACGCATCAGCCAAAGCACAGCAGCTTGATTGGGTGTGAGTGTTTTCCACTTCATGACCAATCCGCCTCCAGCGCAGATTTTACGTCTGCCACAGTGAGGTTCTCATCCAGTCCTGTCAGAAACGCACGCACCACTTTGCGGCCTTCCGGCCCCATAGACACTTTGACTGAAACACCATCCGTAACCTTGCCATACAGAGCCGAGATTTCGTTTTCAGTATGGGCTGGTGCCTGGTCATTAATCTGCTTTGCCATGGCCGTTTACTCCCGCCCTGCAAAAGTTGGCAGTTCAGTGCCTGTGAGTTCTTTCCACGATTTTTTAAGATCGCGCTCCTCAAGAACTTCGCGGCTTTCAGAGCGAACCAACATGAACGCGTACCGCAGAGTTTTATTCAGGGTGCGCAGGCCGCCAGCCTGCATGGCAATCCAACGCCCCATTTTGCGCAGATTGCTGTCCGTAATGCCCCACGCGTCCAGCACAGGCATCACGTCTTTTACCAGCGGGTTAAGCCGGTTTTTCCGCATACCGACGCGGGAGAAGATCTGAGCGTGAGAGCTCTGACGCCCCATACCTTCAATCCGCCCCTTCAAGGGCTCATTTCCCATAAACACCAGACCAATGCGGCCACGGTCAAAAATGGTACGCAGCAGATCAATCGCTTCGGTTGTCAGGTTCTGCGCCTCGTCCACAATAATCAGGCCGCGTGTCCCGCGAACACGCTGGATGAGAGCTGCCATCATCCGCGGCCCGCGCTTCTCATTGGCGTCCAGCAGCTCTGTTAGTTCCCGCAAGATGGCTGTTGGAGAACGCATGGAACTGTCGGCAGTCATTAACCAGACGTTGGGCGTGTTCTTCTGATACTCTTCCGCAGACATCGTTTTGCCGACCCCCGCATTGCCAGTGATCAGACCAATATCCGGTCCACCTTGGGCATATTCGAATACACTAAGCCAGGTCTGGGCCGACGGAGTTTCGAGAAAGCCCGGCTCACGAGGCATCGCGTTGCGAACATGTGTGCTCGTCCGGCAGCTCTCCAGCCACCGGTTTATCTTACTTTCAACTTGTTCATGGTTGCCGTTGTAGTTTCCGTTCAACCAGGAACTGAGCGTGCTGTAACCCACATCTGCCTGCTGAGCTGCCGCTTTTAGCGATAAAGCATCACCCTCGATCTGCGCCCGGACCCGTGTCCGCAAAGTTTCAGAGGCCGAGTTCGCCCGTTCATCGCCCATCTGGGCAATGTCATTTTCTGTTTCAGACATTGTTTAGAGACCTTTTAGAAAGTAATTAACGCTGTTCGCGCATGAATTCGCGCATTCTGATTACTTGAGAGACTTCTTCTTCATCTTCATCACCCAGAAATTCTGGAGCAATTGCCACAGCGGCATTACCGTGCGCGACTAACGGAGCAGGACGGAAGGGTCTTACAACCTTGGTCTCTGGCAGGTTTTCTTCAGGCACGTCTGTGCTGGTGAAAACTTCCGCCAGTTGCTTGGCATCAAGCCGCACCTCAGCTTCTCGCAAGTCTTTTGCCAGTTTCTTAAATGCACGGAACTGGCGGGCAGAAGCTTGCGCGGCTGTTTTGTCGTTGAACCCATCTTTTTCGCGGCACGGTGCTGCGCCTAGATATGTACCGTCTATCCGGTAGACATGCAGGTCATCGTGCATTGCCTGCGGGTCGAACCGAACAACAACAGACGTTCCTCTGTGTTGGTGCAGGAAGTCTGCCCAGTAACGGTTTTCGGCCAGCGTAATCACACCGTCACGGCGGGCAACTGTTACGCTTTCTGCTGCCATCAGGCACAGTCGGCGCTGTTCGTCTGTCGCTTTGGTAATGGCCGCATTTGCATAGCTTTCTGCAAACACATCATCAAAGCTGCGCTTGCCTTGGCACACATCAGACCGCCGCCCCATGCGAGCATTGTGCTCACGGATGCCCTCGGCAACAACTTCAAGAAAAACGTCCAGAGGCACAGCTGTGCTACCTAGTTTTCCGGCTTACTGGTCACTGTGTTGCCGGTATAAGCCCCGGCAAAACGCGGATGCTTTGCTAAATCACCAGCAAGATCGCGCCATGCCCGTTCAATAGGCTTTGAGCGGCCACTATAAGGCGTAGCCCAATGCACCTCCACGCCCAGAAGGGGCAGGATACCCATCGGCTCATCGTCGCGCACTTTGAACCGGTACCGGTTCTGAACGCCGCCCGTTAGCCATTTCGAGGCAAAGTTCCGACCGTTATCCAGCCAGCATTTTTTCGGAATGCCATATTTTGCGACCATGTCACCAAAGGCCAGACGCACACATTCCTTGTTTTCAGAAACGTCCACACGCCAGGACAAAATCTTGCCGCTGTAAATGTCCTGAAAGCCCACTAAAACGGGTCTAACGATTGTCTCCTTTCCATTTTCAAACCATTTCACGAAAACGTCGAACTTGTGACCATCTGCGTTGACCGCTTCTAATGCATGAAAAACTGCATGGTCTCGTTTCTGAGCAGGAAACATCACTTTCAAGGCCTGCTCTCCTTTCCGGCAAAGCGTCAGCAACTCAGGCGGCAAGGTATCCAGCCTACGCTTGAGCGTTTTGGAAGAAGGCAGTTCCCACCCGTGTTCTTTTGCCAACCCTTCCAGCCTGCGCATGCACGAGTTGAACGTTGGGGCTTCAAGCCGCAGATAATCGGCTTTCAGAATATTCCATGCTTCTGTCGGGCACTCGACTTGCTCGGAACGCTTTGCGTAATGCGGCGCAAGACCCGCCAACCAGTCACACCGGTTTAGCCCGCGAACGTCACGGTACCAGTTCATGATTGTTGTGGCCCCAACACCTTCCATGCTTGCAATTTGCAAGACCGCAATTTTCTTGCGGCACCCTGCATCCACCAACATTTCCACCGCCATGACGATCCGATGCGCTTTCTCCGCACGGGCTTTCAGGGTGTCTGGCAGAGCCTCGTATCGCTGCCAGAGATCCTGCCGTTCGCGCTTTTCTTCCTCTAGCGCTACGGGCTTTACACCTTGCGCTTTTATGGCGAGAGCAGCCCGAGCAGGGAGAGGCAAGACGAAAGGCGTGAATTCATAGCCACCGCCCTTTCCCGCGCGCTTGCGCCAAGACTTCCCCTCGTTTTCTGGGTCAAGCCAGTTCTCAATCTCTATCCGATGAGCGATGCCTTGCTTTGTGCAGGGCATATCCGGGAGCGCCATCGCAGCCAGCTCAGAAGAGGAGAACCACTGAACTGAACTCAACATTAGATCCTCCCCCCAAGCTGACGCCGTAACCCGTTTTCCATCCGTGTAAGTTCTTTCTTGCGCTCGGCGACTGCCGCCAGATCAATCAGCGGCAGATAGCGGCGCTCAATCACAGCCCAGCCTCGGCTTTCAGCAAGAAACTCAACAAGCCGTCTGTCTTGTGTTGCGCCAATCAGAGCATCAAAACGGGGTACGCTGATTTGATGATCCTCCCGCTGGCCTGACGCGTATGCGTTCAGCATATTAATTGTAATCGGCCTGCCCAAAATATCGCTCATGTGCTCGGCAATTTCAGGACGTGACTTGCCGCATTCTTCAAGTGTCACTGAGATAGCCCGTGAAAGCCGGAAGCCAAAAGAATTGCCCCGCACCAGCATCGGGTCGTACCCCGTCACGATAAGCGGTGGCTCCCAATCAAGCAGGGAAAGCTGCCGTGTGTCAGGTTTTCTGCTCATGCTGCCTGCTCCTTTCGGCTGCGCAAGCGGGCATCCGCTTCCGTAATTTCAAGGAAAACAGACTGTGGGCAGTCCATAATCCAAAGCATATCAAAGAGCAGCGGCAGAGAGGGTGAAGCGCAACCGCTCTCGGCAACGAACACGGCGTTCTCAGTGCATTCAAGTCGCTCGGCCAACTCAAGGCGCGTCATGCCGCAGCGCTTACGCTCGCGCCGGATAATTGCAGCGACAATACTCGCAAGCTGACGGGGTGGTACACGGTCGCTTGTCATGCCGCATCCTCCAATTCTAGCGCTGGGGAGAGGAAATCATGGAAGCGTAACTTCGTGGCCTGATCAGCTTTGTTCCACAGCGCCACTAATTTGTCGTAAGTAGTGGGCGGGGCCTTCTTAGGCTGATGACGGATCTGCCGCAGGATCTCGGATACACTCTTCACACCCGACCACTGCACAACAAAGTCAGCAATCTGGCGCTGGTAATCTGGCGTTTCCCGTGACAGCGCATCAAGCTGCGCACCGACGTTCGCCAGCCATGTGCCTGCAATTTTTTCACGCACATCCGGCACAATGCTAGTATAACGATGCACAGAGCGCCTTACTGACCGCGCATCTAAACCGAGCTTCTGGGCAGTCGCCTCGGTGAAGGACGGGATCAAGTGGACTAGGCTGTCCACTTGATCCGACTTCCGGTCTCCACCATGCTTCGTTTCAGGGTGCAGCGCTTCATAAACCTCTTTCCGCTTTGCCAGAAATGTCGCCTTGTCCAGCTCATTCAATTCGCGGCGGCAGATGTTTTCATCAATTTCCAGAAGTTTCGCCTGAAGGTCACTCGCCTTCACAACCACAGCAAATGCGGTTTCGATCCCGGCCATAGCCAAGGCCCGCATGCGGTGCGCACCGGCAATCAGTAGATACCGCTTTCCAGACTTACGCACTTCAATCGGGGTGCGTTGTCCTTGTTCCTGCATGCTGGCCGCAATGACGGCTGCCGCATCATCATCAATCCCGCGCAGACGGTCACCAACGTCAATTTCAGTCAGAGGAATAGACACCACTGACAGCAGCGGCTGGGGTACTGTCATGTTCATACCTCTTCATCCTCAAAACCAATGATGAGACCTAGAATGCGCCCGGTATCCGTACAAAACGTCCCATATGCGACCGGCTTTTCTGACGCATCATCTCTTATAGAGATCGAGAATGAGCCTGTTTTTCCGTCATCTGATGAGGCTATTTCCGCCTTGATAGTGTTCAT